AAAGACAGCAAGCCTATGCCCCGCAGCAAATATCCGTTCAAAAGCATGGAAGTCGGAGATTCGTTTTTCGTCCCAAATGGCGTGTATTCACCGCGCAGTCCTGGTGTTTATATCAACGCATACACACTCGGTTCGCAGGTGATCCCCAATTCCAAGTGGTGCGCCAGAACGCTGACGGAAAATGGCGTCAAGGGCCTCCGCATCTGGCGGGTGAAGTGACGAAGCCTCTGCCGCCAGGGAAGAAGGTCAAGTTCAATTACCCTCTCCCAGTTCCGCTACCCGCTGCGGGACAAGAGTGGCAGGCTGCAAGCGGCATGGTCCGCATAATCTATAAAACTGACGACAAGTTCATTTACTGGAAGCGGCCAAACGCTCAGGCATCTTGGATCACAAGGAAGGTGATCTTCAATCAGTGGATACGCGAAGAAAATGCAAAGGAAATAACTCAATGAACAAGACCAGAAAAATCATCCAAATTGCAGCAGTAACGCTCCAAGAAACTAAATACTCTTTTGCATATACGATTGTCCTTTGTGATGACGGGACCGTCTGGAGCATGAGAATGGATGGGAATAGCGAATGGTTAATGTGCCTTCCAGTCCCACAAGAGGAGATCGAACATGAATCCTGAAGACATCCTCAAGCAGGCATCCGACATCGCCCAGGGGAAGCGCAGTCAGCACGGGGCGGAAAATAGCTTCGCCATGATCGCTCGCCTCTGGTCGGCATACTTGCAAGAAGCGGCATCAATGTCGGTATCCATCACTGAGGTCGATGTTGCGCAGTTGATGGTCCTACTGAAAGTCGCGCGCTCTGTATGCGGCGGGCACAACCTTGACAACTACACAGACCAAGCCGGTTACTCGGCCTGGGCTGGGCATCTGGAAGCTATGGCTGAAGTCGAACGCCAGCGGGACATCGCCCTTCACGAAGCCATGAAAAATCAAATGGTGGCCGCGTTTGAATTGGGATTATGCAAACCTACCGAACCGCGTTCGACATCCACGCCTATCGAAGTCTACCACGCTCCACCAATCTTCACCCGCTGGGATTAAATTGACGCCGACGTCATGACCGTGCTTGTTTTGGCGTCGGCTCCAATCTTGAAAGTTGAAAAAATGATCATCCTGGGTGTCGATCCCGGCAAATCCGGTGCTTTGGCTTTTTATGACCCCGACGCGGATACCGTCGATGTGTTCGACATGCCTGTGGTTGACGGCGAAGTCAACGCAGCCGAGGTGGCACGCATCATCCGGGAATTTAAGCCGAAGTTCGCGATCATCGAACGTGTGCATGCTATGCCGAAGAATGGCGCTGTTTCGATGTTCAACTTCGGGTTCGCATATGGGGTGGTGCGTGGCGTTGTCGCCGGCAGCTATATCCCCGTTCACCTCGTAACGCCGACGACGTGGAAGCGACACTATAAATTGTCGTCTGACAAAGAAGCTTCTCGGTGGACGGCAATCAATCTATGGCCTGCGAACACAATGTTCGGTCGAAAGAAAGATGACGGGCGTGCTGAGGCAGCATTGATTGCAAAGTATGGCGCTTTGACTGTCAGATAACTTGGTTCCTACATAATCTATACTTAAAAAGAGGAAAGAATGTTTGAACCTGACTTTGCCGGCCCATTAGATTGGGCTGCGATGTATCACAGCTACGGTTTGCAGGCTGTGCCGGCTATGCACCCGTCATCTGGTGGGCAGTGGAAGCGACCGGCAATCAAGTGGCGCGAGCATGAGAACGCCCTGGTTGGTGGCGACCAGATTGCACAGTGGTTTCGACGCGCACAAACCGGGCAGATGGGCATCATCACTGGCGCATGCTCCGGCATCTTCGTGGTCGATCTGGACACCCACAAGGGTCCGTCCGCCATGCAGTGGTGGAACGGCCTGCTTGCCGTCGAAAACAACGGCATGGACCTTGAAACCGCTATCGTCACCACCGGCGGCGGCGGGAAGCAATACTATTTCAGGACGCCAGAGTTCTGGATGCCACCCACCAATAAGACCGCCATCGGCGTTGACATACGCGGTCAGGGTGGGTTCGTGATGGCACCGCCATCCATGCACGAGAGCGGGCGTGAATATGCCTGGGACGCCGGCTGTGCGCCATGGGAGGTAGACATCCTCGAAGCACCTCAATGGCTGTGTGATGCTATCGACAAGCTGGTTGGTGGCATCAGTCAAGAAAGGTCGGCCATTCTTGATCGTCATCAAACAGCAGCATCCGCCGGCCCGCACAACGGCGTTGTGGCCGACGGACTGGGGCAGGTGATAGATGGTCGGGAAGAATTAGCTACGACCATGGTGTGGGCGGCAGTGCTCGACTGGTGGCGTGAATGCCCAATCAAGCCATCACCGAATGAATCTGTTGAAAAGTGCCGCGAAGTTTATGCGGTTTACGAGCGCAAGTGTAAGCCGAGAAAATATGAGCCGAACACGCCTCGGTCTTTACTGCTTGAACGAGAAGGTCGTGGATACACGATGTTTGAAGACAAGTGGCGTCGGGCTATGGCGCAGTGGGATGGCAAGGTGTCCGACGCAGCAGCACACTTGCCTGCGCATCATCATATTGAGCCTGCACGCCTGACGCATGAAATTAAGCGCGAAGTCTCGCCGCAAACATATGTTGCAGACGAGTTTGGTGAAATTATTGATGACGAGTTTGGTGGTGGTAGCAGCGCCGGTGTAAAAGCTGTGGCGGGGGAAGGTATCGACACAGACCTGCGGTCTACGCTGTCGATTGAAGCTTGGGCTGTGCGTGATATCCCGGAGCCGGATCGCATCCTGGGCGATTTTCTCACTACGACGGTGCGTGCGTTCCTAGTCGGGAGAACCGGCCTGGGGAAGACGTTGCTAGGTATCGCCATCGCGGCTGCTGCTGCCTCTGGTTCTGATTTCTTGACGTGGAAGGCGTATCGGCCTGTCAACGTCTTATATATTGACGGCGAAATGCCGGCTGAATTGATCAAGCCACGCGCCATCGACGCTATGCGTCGCCTTGGTGACGTCAAAATACCACCGGGCAATCTGATGATTTTCGGTCGTGACATCGAAGATGAAGCGCGCCGGGTGTGCCCAGATTTACCACCCTTCGCTCCGCTGAATACAGACGGAGGTCGGGCATTCCTGATGTCTCTCATCGACGCCGTCGGCGGGGTGGATTTGGTGGTGTTCGATAACGTGATGTCGCTGCTGGAAGGCGACCAGAAAGACGAACTGGCTTGGTCTGCTGTCCTCGATCTCGTCACGTATCTGACGACGCAAAGGATCGGTCAGCTATGGCTAGATCACACCGGGCATAATAATGACCGGCAATACGGTTCTAGCACGAAAGCTTGGCGGTTCGACGCAGTGGGGGTTATGGCACCGCTGAAAGATGAGGATCAGGGTGATGAGGACGTCCCAGGCGGCGCGACCGGCTTCAGCCTGTCATTTGACCATCCCGGAAAAGCGAGGCGCAGGACGCCAGACAACTGGCAGCAGTTCCAAGCACAGATTGTCCGACTTGTCGATGACCGCTGGGTGTGGGAACCGGCTGGGGATGTGAAAAAGCAGGGGAAAGGAGGCGGATTGAAGCCGGCGCAACAGGCCGTATACGAGGCGTTGCTGGATGCCGTGGTAGTTTCCGGCACGCCTGGGCAGACGACACGTGCCGTATGGTTGGCTGAATGCCAGCGCAAAGGGTTGGTCGATGCGTTCGAACGCGACGACGACGGCGCAGAAAGGAAGCGTAAAACGGCTGGATTTAGAGGGCGTATGTCTGAACTTGCGACCATGAAATACATCGGAGTCAATCATGATATCATTAACATACTCAAATGAACGTGCTCCAGAGGTCGTGCTCCAGAGGTGCTCCACAAATACCCAATAAAAACAACGTGCTCCAAGTGCTCCAGCGTGCTCCAGCGTGCTCCAGCCAAAAATCACGTGGTGCTCCAGTGCTCCCGCGTATCTATAGATACGCGGGAGCACTGGAGCACCACGTGATTTTTGGCTGGAGCACGCTG